CTTGCAAAGCCTTGTTGTTGAGGTGTGTGGTTTGTTTCTTTCTGTTGCTCGATTCCTCTTGCATACACTTCACACAACACCTTTAAAGACACGCCACTGCTTTCAGCTTTATTTGCTAAAGCGATAGCAGCCTTTTCTGAAATTAATTGTTTGATGTTCATCTGTTCCGCGATCATTGGTGTAGCTGAGTTGGCAATTCTCTTACCGGACGCTATGCTTGCTAAACGAGAAATCTCATCCCGTTTGATACGAGGGGCAAGTCTTGTCGCCATTCTAGCTATTTGTTTTTTACGCTTATCGGCCATGCGATCGATTGCTATCTTATCGGATGTGCTGAGAGTCTTATAATTCTTACCACGATCGCCAGCAAGACGTTGTCTCATATTTTGACGAGCTCTCTTCAATGCTCTACGACGTAGTTGTAATGTCTTAGCAAGACGTTTACGAGCAAGCTGCCGCGCACGGGTTAACTTATTCTTGTTCATTGTCATATTGCGAGCTCTGCCCAAACGAGTACGCAACGATACTGCTTCTTCTAATACTTCAACATCTTCGTTTATTTGTTTAAAGATCTTTGCTGCATGTGGGTGTAGAGCTGCTGGAATAAACTTTTTCAATTCTTCGGGACTAGTTGAAGCACGAGCTGTTGTTCCTGATATACCAGCTAGTCCCTTATCACCTTCTTTACGCTCGGCGCCGAACACTTCTAATCCAACAGGCTTTTCAAAGTGGTACTCACCATGAGCTGAATCCTTGTTATTGTATTGATTTAAACGATCAACAATTGGCTTTCTATCCGAGCCGCCAACGAATGTTAGGTTTTTTGCACCACGCTTATAAACTTCAGCGGCTGCATGTAATGGGGTTTTTGTGGAACTAACGTTTACGCCTGATCCAACGGCTTTTTTAATGTAGCCAACGTTATCATCAACAGGAATTGGTCTTTTGGAAGATTGAGTAGTGAAAACGTGGACATGCTCAAACTTACGCTGAGCATGTTTAACTAATTCGTGATGGGCTATGGTAAATGGTCGGAATCCACCAACAATGATTGCGTGCTTGCCATTTTTAGGGGAGACAATCTCTTCCTCTTTGGCTTCCATTAAGAACGGATCGATTGTGGGGTTGATTACAACTTTATCGGCGGGCTGGCCTAAAAGGGTAGTATTTCCCTTTACAGCGGTAGGGTCAGCATCTTTGGGTGTAGGTTTTTCAGCTGAAACGCGCGGTTTTGCTGTAGGTGGAGTATCGTCTTTAGCAGCTTGGATGTCGCTGAGCGACATTTGATACTCAAATGGGTCTTGTCTTGTATCCATGTTGTCCTTGTCAGGTTTGCCTTGGCCTATACTGAGTTGGAGTATTTATACTAACTTTGCGTTCACGACGTTCCAGTTAATAATACTCCATATGTTTTTTAAATATTGCTTCTTATCGGATTGGTAATCCAATGCCCATGCATGCTCCCACCAATCGATTAACAATGCAATATCGTTAGGCATTTCACTGTGGTTTGGAAAAGATATGATTTTACCTGCTTTATTCAAATATACCCAACCACTACCTTGTATCTTCATTGCAACTTTTTCAACTTCATCTCTGAAATTATTAAAAGTCATGTATTTGCGGATGATTAGATCCTTCGAAGCTCCGAAAGGTCTGTTATTTTGTACAGGCGCTTGAAATTGAGCAAAGTATACGTTGTGGAGATATGCGCCGTGTTCATTGAACACTGGATCGCCTTCCCTTTTATTGAACCGGTTAACATACCCAGCTGCTAGTTCGCCAAAGTGATAGTTGATCGTGGCCTCACTCTTTACTGGAGCAAGTTCGTTCTTTTTGTATGGCAGCTCAAATTGAACGAGTTGTTCCTTACCTTCGGTTAGGTAATTGTTGAGACTTTTCATCTGGCATTCTTTTCGAAGTTCAAACGATTAAACTCATGTCGGTCGTTCATTTTAGTTGGACGGTTGTTAATTACAGCAACGAATCCTTCTGGTTTTACAGACTTGCCGTTGATTGTATGAGTGTAGTCTTGATGTGAGGAGAGAGACTTCACCATTACATTCTTTGCTTGTTGTAGCTCTTTATGCATTTGGAAAGCATTCTCTAAATGATGTGAGTTTGCTTCGGCGTGGTCAGTAAGTTCTTTACCAGCGTTGATGTTCTTACTCTTACCAGCTTCTGTTTTTAACTTATCAGCTGCTTTCTTATAAATGCCAGCGACGTGTTGCGTGTACCCCTCAACAGAAGGATCTTCACCAGTTCTTACGGTTTGGTTAATGTAAGTCTTCATGTGGTCTGCATGCTTTGCAACAACATCATATCCACCATTTTTTTCCAATTCGTTGTGGAAGTGTTCGGCGTTTTCCATATGGTGTTGGTACTGTTCCACATCAGCTGGGGTATACTTTGCTTTAGTAGCGTTGTATGTAACATCCATCAGATGAACGTCAGGATGTTCCGCGAACCCTTCTATACCAGCATTATATTTGGCTTTCATCTTTTGGAAGGAAGAACCGCGATATGCTGTATGGAATGCTACACCGAGTTTCGACTTAGCAGCTTGTTCTGCCTCACCATCTCTCTTTGTCGTGTAGGTAATTGTATTAGGAGTGAAGCTTGCTTGGCCACCCTTTGTCGTAACATCTCCTCCGGGATTATTCTTACTCTTACCGCCGGAGTGCATAATATCTCCTTGATATATTCCCTCTTTGGGCATCACTTTAGGTAGATGTTGCAGTGCAGCTTTTAATTTGGATACTAATCCAGGTGCGTGACCATGATTACGTTCGATGTCTTCTGGTGTGTAATTGATCTTTGGCGTCTTGTTGAACCCAGACTTAGTCATAATAAAGAACTTACCATTCTCAGGATGGTAACCGGCTACAATAGATGGCGATCCATCAAACTTCGTTGAGATTGAGACCTTACTTTTCCCACCTTGCATTGCGTGGTGGACGCCGTGCATCGTTTCCTTTGCATGAGTGAACCCAGCAGCTCCTGCATTGATAGGATGATCTTCTGCGTGCTCTAAGTGGGTCAGCTTTGATTCATCTGCCGCTGCTTCAGTAATTAAAAGTTTAAATTTCTGCATATTATTCTGCGGGGTGAGCGATCGAAGGATGTATCTTGGTAATAATTTCTGGTGAAGAGAATTTCTCTCCCTTACCCACTACACTGAACTCCCCGAGTTTAAAATCTTTACCACTCTCGTCTTTTCCGTACATATGGACCGAGGTTGTACCTGGTGTATGTCTGACAGATATCTGCCCTTTAGTTCTTAATAGAGCATCGCGGATAGCTTGGTGGGTGTCAGTGATTTTATGTGTGTGGCCTTCTTCTTTTGCTGCATTATCAATTGACGTTAGTGTTAGTACTGGAGTGTTTGTGGGAGGCGCCAAGTGGTTCATCAACGCATGGTGTAATTTTTCTTGGCCTGCTTGCTTAGATAGTTTATTAAAGTGATTAAACATATCATATGCCATGCCAGTACGTGCTGTGTGAGAGCTCTTATCAACTGCGTCTTTTATTGCGCGTTGCTTTTTAGTGACTTTACCTATACCCTTATCAGCATCATCCACAGGATCTCTAAACTGACGTTTATATCGTTCATTGTTTTGGCCTTGTTCGCCTCGCTCACCGGTATTACTGAACCCATGATCTTCCATACGCTCGAGGTGAGCTGTATGGTGTTTATCCATTGAGTTAGCTTTCATCCCCATACGAGTATCAAAGCCGGCCGATGGTCTGTTGTCCCAAGTTATTGGAGACGACTCACCGCCATATACTTTATTGCTGACCCCAACGTGTGATACTTCGCCAGTCTTTTTATGTCTTAGAGCAACGACTAAATCGGGTTTAGTATTTTCTGGATCAGCTTTACCAGTCGCTCGAGCAACGTCCTTTGCTCCACCAGGTGTATGGAATACTTGTTCTACACTGTGGTCGGGAAATCTTGAATTCAACTCACCGTGGAGAGCTCGGCCAGCTTCTTGACCCATTTGTGTATAGCGCTCAGCGTGTTGGCCCATTTTTGTATGAAGAGCAGCAAACCCTTCTTTAGGACTCTTACCATTCTTATCTTTGAACTTGGTCATGTGACCTTCGTCGTGATTGGTAAGTCCGGCAGCTGTTATAAGACCCTGGCCAGTTGCGTATTCATGCATTGTACCTTTGTCGGTATTAGATGCACCAGTAAGACTTGCTCCTCTTTCAGTAAGCAACATTGCTTCGGAAAGGAAGTTTATGAATTTTTTCATGTTAATACCACTATTGAGATTTGTTTGTTGCCGTACTTCTTGATCTGTGCGGCTAAGTCAATTGCTGACCCATCAGCAACGAGCAAAGGCTTGGCCTTTGACTTCCTGATGGTGTCAATTACTTCTCTTATCGTGAATCGTTCGGGATGAGCAGACGACGTAGTCGTGCTTGGTGCGCTGGTCGTATTTGCAGTATTCACTAACAATTCTCCTTATGTGTCTTATTTATATAAGGAGAAAGTAGTGTTCAGAAGTTGAATATCTTTGAAGTGTACGCTGTAGAACTGCTATTTCGGAAGTGATCTTCTAGCATTTCGAGGACAAATGCTTCATCTTCTTTATTTCGGTGGGTGAAGTCTTCTTTTGCGGCTTTAAAGAATTTAACAAGACTCATTGCGTTAATTCTATCGTCAGCCAGTGCAGCTGGCTTAAAGTTTGCTTTTCTTTGAAACATATCTGCGTTCTCCATAAACTAAATCAGTCATATATTGATGAGCTTTTACCTCATCATCAAAGTATCGCACAACTGTCGTATTAAAGTCAACATTGTGGAATATCAAGCAGATACTGTCGTTATTGAATACACTACCTTGTATTACCCAGCCGTTTGTGAAGATTGGGTTTATTGAAACAAGGCGAATCGTGTACATCTCAGTTGTCGCGTTCGTATTTGGTTCTTCTATAACGAATTTTAAACTTCTCAGCAAAACGTGACCAAAGTCCATATTCACGCCCATGTGCTTCTATTTCCCACGGCGTATCCCAGTAATCTGTACTGGAAGCCACTCTCTTACCTTTCCAAACGCACATATTTTCATCCAATTCGCCTGTAGCATATTGTTTTAGATGGACAAACTCGTGAGCGAGCGTCATCATCATGTAGCGCTTAGATTTGTTTCTTTGGATTTGGATTTGGAATTCGCGGGGCTTGCCACGTTTATTATGGCCGGAAACTTCACAGTATCCGTCTGCGCTTTTGTCTAATTTACCGAGAAATTCAATATCTACGGTAATGTGCCTGGCAATATGTCTGGGTAATAAAAGGTCAATAAAGTACGAACTGGCCTTTAGGACAGCTGTTTTGAATTGAGAATCGGTGAGTCCGGAGATGCTGATTAACATACGATTTCTTACGAACACGTGGTTCCCTCGTAGAGTTTCATTACTTGTCTTTTGTATGTATCTCTTTCAGGTCTTTGTCCAATTCACTCCAAATATCAAACGGCATATTGAATAATTTGACGGAAAGCTGTATTGCCACCACAATGCATGTTACCGTTACATTTATCGGGAAAATTACTGACCAAGCACCTAAAAGTGTGATATATCGTTTCAACTAAATTTCTCGAAAGCGTTTTTGTCAAATTTACGTTCTGACCCAATACGTCTTCCAGAATCACTATTATCAAATGCCGGCTTATCGTCCAGCACATCGTCCTGTGCATGTTGTTCAACGTCGTAGAGCTTCATTTTAGCCCTATCTACCCCAATAACAAACCGACGATGTATCGCTGGATCTCCATATCGATTTTTAAGCTGTTTAACCATTAATTGGTTCATCTCTTGCAATTCTTCAGTAGAGATCAACGCAATCATAAGGTCAGCGGTTGCCGGTAGACCAAACGATTCGGACGTATCTTCTAATCCAAGATCCGAACTCGTAAATCCTGACCGAGTCGTCTGAGTAGCACTAACGATCGGTACATTAAATTCAACAGCCAACCCTCTTAGTTCTTCAGCAATAGCCTTAATGTAAGTATAGGAATTGACATTTGCCCCATACTTCAATCTGGAAGATGCACAGATATTTAGATAATCAATATAGATGATTTCGGGGACAAAGTTCTTCTTTAACTTCAACTCATTGAGTAGATGTCTAAAGTGAGCAGAGCCGGCACTTGCAGTAGGATACTCTTTAATAATTAGCTTACCAGGGGTAGCAGACTTAACTCTTTCTATTTTCTTTTCGTATACATCACGAGGAAGCAAGGACAGCTCATCAAGAGATACATTGAGAAGGTTAGCATCAATACGTTCTGCAATACGTTCTTCAGCCATCTCCATAGTAATGTATAGGACGTTCTTGCCCTTTGTTACATTGCTAGCAGCACAGTGACACATAAACAAAGACTTACCAACGTTAGTACCAGCAAGAATGATGTTTAGAGTTTTATTAGGTATACCGCCTTTTGTAATTCGATTGAGATAATCTAAATCAAACGGTACACGATTTTCTTTCTTATGATAGTATTCATAACGACTGTCTATATCTTCTAGTAAATCATGTCCGATATGGTTATCAAACGATATCCCTAAAGCTTCAGAAAGAATTAAAGGAATTGCACCCTTATCTTCTTTTCCGTTCTTGTCATCTAAGATACCAATACTTTGGTAGATTGCATTGTAGATTGCCTTGTCTTGGCAAAACTTCTCAGTCTCATCAAGTAGCCATTGGAGATCAGCTGGCTTATCTTCCAACGATTCAATTTGCTTGGTCAGCTTTTCACTCTCATCTTCCGTTAGACCAACGTAACTATCAACCTCTACAGCCAAAGCAGTCTTCGTTGGAAAGCTATTATACTTGTCAACGAACTTTGCAATGATTGTGAATAGAGTCTGGTCTATTCTACTTTGGAAGTATTCTTTCTTAATGAAAGGAATTACTTTCCTTGCATAATCCTCATTGAATGTAAGGTTAGCAAAGATTGTTTGTTCGATCATAATATCCTACGATTGTTGTACTTTTGGTTTTAGCAAAGCACATCTATATTCATCTAGTACTCTTTTAGGGAGAGTTCCATATACTGGTCTGCTTTGACAATCGACCAGTGGCGTGTTGTCTTTCTTCTTCTTATCTTTCAACAGTATAGCAGTATTAGATTGGTTCATTGTTGTCATTCAAGAATTGCGGTGAGTTCTTCTGCCAAGCCTTCTTCATTAGCCATGATCGATCCAGTCGATACTTGGTATGTGTTCTTAATCCACTCTTGGAATCCTTTTAACTGAATAATAGGTAACCAGAATTCTTTTGTGTCTGTATCTTTAATACGGAACTTCTTATCTTCCACAACACCGTCTTCGTCTACACGACTATACCACCCATTAGATGGTTTGACAACATGGCCCGACTCTAATGCCATATCGAGTAGACCAGACCATGTCGAGATACCGCCATCATGTCTTACTGTAACCGGAATCTTAGACTTCTCACGCACATAACGTGACTTCTCAACGTTAATGATGAAGTTATAACCAACCAACTCTGTTCCGTCTTTCTCTTGCTGACGACCTAAGATAAAGATATTATCAGCAGAGTAATAAGAACCAGTACCACCGCCTACCATACGGAACAAACTCTTGATCTGCTTAGCGCGAGACATATCAGCAACAGACTTGCCTTCCATAGCATCCTCAACTTCTTTCTTGGAAGCTAAGTTACCAATCGAATCAATAACAATGATTACACGCTCGCCTCGCTCAATCCCTTGCAACTGAGCCATTATATCAAACTTCAATTGTTCTACGTCTGTGATAGGAGTATGAACTACACGACCAAGATCAATACCGAACGAATCGAAGTATGATTGAGGAGTACCAAACTCTGAATCATAGAACAACATAACAGCATCAGGGTACTTGTCGAGGTATGAACGAGCCATCAATAAACTAAATGCAGTCTTAAAGTGCTTACTGGGACCAGCCCACATAGTAAGACCAGGAGTCAATCCTCCATCAAGTCTGCCACTCAATGCAACGTTGATTGCTGGAATAGCAGTTGGAATCATATCCTTCTTAGTGAAGAACTTCGACTCAGATAAAATATCTGTATCTTTAATCGTCGAGTTCTTACGAATCTTATTAAGCAAGCTCATTGTATTTCCTTTGTAATTTAAATTCCAAACTTCTCTTTTGCGTATGCAATCAACTTCTCAGACTTAGTCCAAAATATAGTAGCAATACATCCGCTAGCAAGAATAGCTGACACAACAGCCATTGTACGCGCAATTAAAGAAGTAATCAACAGCAAAATGTACATTGGTACAATTGCTAACATCCCTAACGTTAGTTTCATAAACTCCCAATCATTATTTCATATCGACAATAGAGTCCTTGTTAATCTCTATTATACCTTGTTTCTTTTTATCAATCAACCCTCGTGCTTTCTGATACCAACGAGGTGACCATGTTTCTTTTGGTGGAGGGGGTGGAGGAGGATCTTCAGGCGGAAGAGGAGTCTCTATAACTGCTTCTGGTATAACTTCAGCAACCGGTTCGGGTATGACCTCTTCCTCTTTAATAATAGGAGGTGCATCCTCGACCTTTGGTTCTTCCTTACGATATAAGGAATGGTTGGCTGCTAATAATAACATAATCGCTAATGGGTCAAAGACCAACACTAAGATTATAATAACAGAACGAACAGCTTTCTCTAAGATGTTTTGATCAGGGTTATCCCCATACATCAAAGCAGCGATGTACTTTATAGGACCAACTTCGGCCTCGACCTTGCGAACCTCAGCCGCGATCGGTGCACGTTCGTTATTAAGTTCACTAATTGTTTTCTGTTCGGCTTGAATCTCGGATTGAATGCGCTGGCGTTCTTTTTGTTGACCGCGACGGATGGCAACTGCTTTATCGGCACCTTTTTCATCTGAGCTTCTGCCCATGACTTGGTCCACAGCATCATCCATCTGTTTAAGCGCCTTACGACTGACCTCAATATTATCCTTCGACGTTCTGATTCTTTCATCATATACAGCTAATTTTGTTACAGAGTCGCCACTTATGACACTTTGATCCAAGTGAGCTTTAGATAGAAAGCCGAAGATCCCCATACTCGTGATGAACATGAGGACAACAACAGCCACGGTGAGATAGTATTTAATGAATCGGGGAGCAGTGCCCCAATTGCGATATAACCATGATGCGGATACTACTTTTCCAGCCTCGAGAGCTGACGCCATAATGATTACAGGAATCATTGCTGACGCAAATATCATAGCAAGACCTACTATACTATAGTAGGCTGCTACAACAGAGAGGATAATCGCTATTGCGAGAGCTAGGTAGTTGATAATCATTTTACAAGTGCTTCCACTTGCTTAATAAACTCGTGCATCTTCTTTTGTCTACCGGGCCAATAGATGTAGTCTTTCTCTGCATCCTTAGCAAGGTTATTCAAAAGAGGCATCACCATCTTGTAGAGAGTGTTTAGTCTCTCTTCATATGATGCGGCTACTTGTTTGAGTTGCGTGTCCCGGTCAGCAACCTTTGCTTCCAGTTCACGCTCTATCGTTTTGAGCTCATCTTCACTTACAGCAGTAAATCCGAAGTCGAAGTTTCCTAGTTCTTGAACAGCCATGTTTATTCCTTACTCTTGTTCGTAGATAGCAGAATTAGCTCCATGCTCAGCACATTCCACTCTCACACAATAACAACGGTTATTGGTCTTCTCTCTAATTAGCTGATCAGCAAAATTAAATGCATGTTCTGCAAACTTCTCTGCTCCAACTCCATCAAAGATTCTAATCTCAGCTAAGTCTAATGCTTCTAGTTCTCGGAACTTGGCCAAGTGAGGATCAGCTTTATCTAAAGCTAGCTTATGATCAAAGTGATCTTCCAGCCAAGCCTTGAGTGGTTTAAGGCCCCCGAAGTCCACTGCCCAGTTCTTGTTGTCTAGTGCATCACATCCAAATGTAAATGTAAACGCTAGACTGTAACCGTGCAGCAAATGACAGTGACTGTGATCCGCGTTAGGTTGACGGAATACCGCCGACAGACCAATGTTATGTCCATAATGCTTCGTAGAATAAAATTTTGCCATTGTTATCTCCTTTAGATATAAGCAATGACGGCAGAGTTTGTATAGCGGGATGACGCCCTAAGACCGCTTAAAAGAAGCTTTCCAAAGAAACTTGCTTTTCTGTATGCCATCCAAGGACGTCCAAGATAGTTTGGAGTGGATCAATGAATGACTTCTCAAATTGAGTATCATAGTCTACACACTCCAATAAGTCAAGCTCTTTAGGTAAAGAACCCGGCGTAGAGATAATATTACTATGAGCTATGTTTGGTACTTTGAGGAAGCAGAATTTAATCTTCTCTCCTTCCCCTATAGCCTGGTATTTATTCTGCAGTCCATTCTTCTTCAGCATGTGATTGTAAATCAATGCTCCACGAACATGAATGGGAGTAGACTTACGGTAGATTGTAGTAGAGTCGTAGTAGGTAGTCAGACCACGTACACTTCTAGGGAATGCTATCTGCTCAAACGGTAACTTCTTGAACTCTTCCTTAAAGTTTGCAATAAACGCAATTAGGTCATCTTCACTAGATGTCATAATCAACTTCAGCGCTGCTTTAATGTTATCTCTACAAGCAGAAGGAGTAGAAGAGCGAACAGCTTCGATGCCAGACAGCTTTAACTTTGGTTCAGTATATTGCACACCCTCATTGTTGTACACGTTGAGGATATATCGCTTCTTAGCAGTCCAAATACCTTTATCAGCAATCGCCTCTCGCTTCATTACCATCTTCTGGTCATAAGCGTTCACATACTCTGCTAATTCCTCGTACGACTTGTTAATAAAAGGCTCAAAGATTTTCTCACAAGCCGTGTCAAGATACTTGACGATCTGGTCTGTCGATTTTCCCTGACAAGTTTGATCAACAAGCTCGCCAAGATTAAGATACATTGAATCTGTATCGCACGCAATAACATAATCGACATCCCCAGTTTTTAATTGTTTGTTGAGATATACATTTATCTTTCTCTCCATCCAGCGGATGGATAACTGACCTGACTTAGTAATCGATTCAGCAAGGTCTCTGTTGAACCATCTAAAGTAGATATTCGATAAAGCGCCATAAGCTGAGTTAAGTTGAATCTTCTTAGCAAGCTGCATATTATGACAGCGTGCAATCTCTTTCTCAATCTCATACGACTTATCTTTCTCGTATGCCTGCTTAGCAGTCAACATCAGCTTCTTAAACTTAACACGATCGTTATACATCTTTTGCATCAGCGTCGGTAAGAATCCTTGGTAGTCTCTATCAAACATACAACCAGAAGCAGCAATTGTTCTGTTTAGTTCCCTTGCTCGGTCTGCATGTCCCTCATCGAGAGCTCCATCGAGAATAGAGTCGATAGACAACCCCTCAATCATCTCCACATACGTCTCAGGTGAGATGTTGTATTGCATAATCAAGTGAGGATACAAACTATTCAAGTCAAACGATACAACCCACTTATGCATTCCAACTTGTGGATCTTTAACATACGCACCAACAATCTGAGAATCCTTGGCACCCTTCTCAACGATAGGAACAACAATCCCTCTTGATAGTAGGTAGTTGTGGATAATGATATCCCACATACGCACCGAAGTAAACGAATCGCTATAGTTACACTTACCGTCATATGCAATAGCATAGATCTGCTCTAAGAACTTTAGCTTATCTTCCAGCTTATCTACAAGTTCAACGTCTCGGATATTATAGTTAATGTAGTTCTGATAATCGCCTTTGTAGAATTCATCTAGCGTCTCGAATCCTAACTCAACATAATCCAACTTACGCTCGCCAAGCTCAATAAAAGCGATGTGGTCTAGTTTAAATGACTCTTGCTGTGCAAACGAGAACTTCTTATACGCTTGCATGTAGTCAATAATATTAACACCGACAGGAGTAAAGATTGTATACTCTCTACCCATAATCTCTAGCGTGCGCTGATCTAGGATACCCCAAGGTGAAAGACGCTTCGCAGAAGCATCACCCATCTGACGACGGATACGATTAACCAAATAAGGAATATCGAAGAACTCAATGTTCCAACCAGTAACAACATCGGGGTCAAGATGTTTTGACTGCCATGCAGTAAGGAACTTATTAAGGAGTTCGTGTTCGTCCTTACATTGGATGTAAGTGACGCTATCCGACTCAGTAACATATTCTTTTAATCCAAATACAAGCGACTGTCCCTTCTTACGAAGAGTAATAGCTGTTACCATTCTA